CCATCGTGGGCAGACAGGATTACATTCTCAGGCACCTGAGCGCCCAGTTCTTTCAACTCCTCAAAAGTCATGACTAACTCCTACTGGATTCTATCCAATAACTTTCCCAATTCAGCGATAACTTCATCTCTTTGATTCATAAATGATGCCCAACTAAACTTTTTCTGCAGCATCCCATGCTGGTCGCCAGAACGAGCCGACAGACTCATGGTCTGTTCAGGCATATCATCATTAATGTATTTCACATACAAGGTGCTGCCTATCGCTTTAGTCGAAACAATTTTAATCATCACTCCCCATATCCTTTGACGGCGCTCTTTGACAGAATCGTACCAAACGATAGTAACATGAACACTATCGACATAGTGAGCAAGATACCAGCCTCATTACTAAAATAATCAGCATTTATACTAGCCTTAGTTACAAGGATTCCAATTGTAATACTTGACATCAACAAACCAACTGCTGAAACCCTCGACCAAAAACTATTTTCTTTACTCATCTTGTTCTCCACTGTGATATGGCAAAAGGTTTAGTCTCTTAACCTTCGGCACTAGAATATTTCTAAATGTCCCATAAGACACGATAGGTCCATCATGTGCTTCTAAAAGAAATGGCTCATACTTCGTGCATTTCATTTCGACATCTTCCCAAACAGGGTTCCCCTTCAAATCAGTATTGAAGTGATCGAAGAAGGAAATCAATTTGTTCATGATGATGAATGTTTCTAGTTCCATTTGATCATGCAGCAACATCTGTAAGATGATGGGCTGTTTCCCATAAGGAACAAGGAACAGCGAATTGAAATGTATCTCATTTGACACCAGCCGCATCATCAGTGCTTCTGTGTCTGCATCAAACATCTGTTCAATGTTTTCCAATTTCATCTTCCAATTGGAATAAAATTTCTTTCGCTGGGTGCTGTGTATCTCACCTATCCAAGTTTCCTTATCCAAGAGTAGATTTGCAAGAAAGAAATCTGACAATGAATCTAGTGGAATGTTCTTGGAGAGGCGGACAAAGAACATTCGGTCTTTTCTTTTCCTAAAGGCTTCCTCTGTTACATTCGTCTTTCCATCATACTTGAAGTAGTCATATTTCTTTCGATTAAAGTGTGCCTTTAAGGCGACATATATTTTATATGCTTCAAATCCACTTTCAAATGCTGTGTTCATTATCATCCCCCATGTTTCTGTAATTATAAGCAAGCTGAAATCCTGTCTCTATTGCAAAAGCTTCACTCATAACGGAAGTTTCCCCTTCTTTGGTAGAAAGTGTAATGCAATTGCTTCAGTCTCAATCTTATCCTTCAACTGCTGATTGATTAGTTTCACAATTGTATTCGGCTCGATGCCGTTCTTCTCACAAAAATCCACAACGGCTTCCATGTAAGAAAAATCATTTGCACGAACAGATGCCTCTATTTCAATTGCGAACTTCTTTGGACTACGGAAGACTACCGCCATATTATCTTGTCTCCCATCTATAGAATCTATGCTTCCCTATTCGTTTAACGAACGTCATGCCCTTGTCTTTTATCCATCTTGGGCGCACTGTCAAGTTGTGATAGTGTGATGCACTATTCGTCACATCAAACGTCCTGTAGTCTTTCAGGAAATACAGCATCGCTGCAATCTTGTATGCGTCATTCCACGAGGCTTTGTTTTTCGGGAAGTCTGATTTGCCATCACAATACCATGAGAACTGACACACTCTGCTCCCTAGGCGCGCAGGCTTAACAGAACCTAGGCGACCTTGATAGACCACCTGGCAAATAGTATCTGGAAATTGGATGTGCTGTTGTCGATTGAGTGTCACCAGTCCCACTGAGAGCATACCAACACCACCTTCACCTCTAGACTCATGGTAAATATTCAGCGCAAGGCATTTGAGTTCATCATCTACTAACAGATTTGTTGCATACGAATAACCAACTGTGCTCAATAACACGAACAAAATAAACCCTGAAAATTTAAACTTCATTTCAAATCTCCATAATTATCATCAAATATTAGACATATATAATTCACCCTCTGCCTTGCGGCGAATCACCAAACCTCTCAATTTACGTCCACCAGCCATACACCAACGGCTCAACTGGTACGGCACATCATCATGATCCTCTGCATTGACTCTCTTCCTCAGCGTACTCGCCTGTAAAGAACCGAGTCCAAGATTAAATGCGAAGGAAACCAACGCGCCGAACTGACCATCGGTCAGTTGCACGTTGATTAACCTATACACACCCCGTTCAGTTCTCCTTAAATCTTTTCTCAACTCCATAACAGACATCTGTTCGTCCCATCTCATATCAGGCTGAGATATAGTTCTATCTCTAGATATCAAATGGCCGTAACCAATTGTCCAGAAACCTACATCATCACGATAGGGAATAATATAATCCCCATCTTTCTTATGCAAGCCTTCGAAGTATTTAATTAAATCTATTGACTCTGTGCAAGCCTGGCGCATTACTTCGTACCAATCTTCTTACGAGTCCTGTAACCAAACCAAAAACCTAAAACCATTTCTAGAAGAATCATATCTTCAGCCGACCAAATAGTTGTTACGTCTTTCGTAGTTGCAAATGTCGCCCACTTGGTTGCGATATACAAACCAATAAGAGCGTATGTAACGCCTGGACGAACGAACCCAATCAGAAAATCTAAGAACGAAAACATATATGCTAAGGGCGCGGAAATCCACGTGCTCCACTTCAAGTCTGCAAGTTTGTCTAGAATCTGCACTCCGAAACTAATTTGTGGTTTATGCGCTGCTGCAAAGTCTGCTGAACCAGTTTTTTCTACCGTTTCCTCTAACCTATATCCTGCCTCTTCCTTTGCAAGTTTACCCTGCATCTCCATCAATGCTAATTCATGACCATTCTCTTGCTTCTTCTTAAAGAAACCAAGAATGTCTCCAACGAATGGCATCGCAAAACCAGCAATACCACTTAGTGCCTGTATTCCTAAACCAAGAATTGATAACATAAACTCCTCCCTGTAAAATATCATAACAATCGGAAGACTCAATTATTTTGTAAGTATCTCACCCTCAAGCGGGCAAAGAAACTCTCTGACTACTCTGAAAAACCTCTTGCAACCAAAACAGAAAAATGCAGCATTTATTTTATGCTTAATATTTGTCGAGCCGCAAAGAGGACAAAACTTGATGTCTGCTTTCCGAAACGGCGAACTCATAATAAATTTTTTTCCATGCGATGCCTGACGGCAGCCCATTCGACCTGTCCTATGATTTCTACTTCGGCATTAGTTTCGATCCATAACTTAGCACCGCACGACAATGGCTTCTCTGGGCGATAGACCATCTCACTAGGACCATTAATTTTAACACTACTCCCATAATACTGTTTGCCTCCTATTTGCACCCGACAAACAGGAATGTTGTCTCCATGTTTAGTATTGTGCTGAATTACATTTCGATTCACATGGATTATTGTTTTCATAATTTATTCTCATGTGCAACCAAATCTTCAATTAACTGCTTCACCAATTTCTCTGGAATGGCATGAATAGAATTTCCGGCATCAACATCAGAGACAATTGAAAACAATTTCTCGGGCGTATTCCCATCATGATATATTTTAACAGTTATGCTATCCACACCTATCTCCAATGCTGTCCATTCCAAGTTAAAAGTTGGTCCCTTTCTGTTCCCAGGCGGGACCAAACCCGGCTAAAGCTTACGCAGCAATAGCGAAACCGCCAACAAAGTTGTCGATTAGTTTTAGGGCCGTTAACGTGCCTTCCCCATCACGGGCATCCTCGTCTTTGTGTCTATCACGCTTGTCGAATCTGTTTCACCCCCATGCTCCAGATAATGAAGTATGATTGCTGGTGGAGGTGCCGAGTACTGCCCTCGGGTCCAAGTCGCCCTTCCTCAAAAACTCAAACGGTTGCCAAGTCGTTACCTACTATTTATGCTAGAAACTTTTGCGTTGGTCATCACCCACCGTATCCAATATCTCACTCAAATTTATAGTTGGTTTCATTCCTCTACTAAGAACACAACTATAACCTCCGGGCCTTTGAGCAACTAAAATAAAAAACTCATTACCCCTACTCTGATACAATTGCAATACGGCAGTTGGAGTTGAACCCATCGGCGACCTTCCAACCTCGGCACCGAACCAAACCAATTTCAATTTTTGTTTAGCGAGAGAAACACTCAACACTCTAGTCGGGTAACAAGTGATTGCATTACTGATTCGCCTGTTGCCTCTCGCTCGTGGTAAGATAATCTTGGGCGTCTCCTTGGGTTTCTCAACCTCAGCACCAAATGACCTCATTATGAATGAGTCTATCGAGAAGATCAGTAGAATAATCCACAGCACAATTATGATGAGTCTTCTCACTATCTCATCTCCGTGGAAGTTTTGTCAAGTTCTGACCCAGCCGCTCTACCATGAATCTGATTCAGTACATCATTGAACCCCTCACGGCCTTTCTTCGTTCCCTTTATCAATCCTCTTGCTGTGACAAATGGTGCATCAAAAATTCTAACTAGTTCACCCTTGCACCCTTCGCACGGCTCTTCCGAAGGATCATCTCTCTTGGCTATGGTTCTCATTTCAACGCGGACAGTCTCGCACTCTTCACATATATATGTGTACGTTGGCATCTACATTACCCTTTCAGGAACAGATCCGGCGTAGATGTAATCATCTACCTCACTCTCCGCATCCCTTTCAGTTTGAAAATTATTATTGATCTTATACACCGCCTTGCGAAGTTTCACGTTCGCCAGGTTGTATTCTTCAACCTCCGACATATCCACGCCTTCACCTTCACACCATGACGGGACAGACTCAGGCAGTTTCAAACCATCAAGTTTCAGTTTGAAGAAATCCTTTATTACCACAACCGAAATGAATGACACTTCACCTTTCGGCAGTTTCACATAGAAACCATCATAAGGTCCGCCAAGTAATCTCGCATGATCAGCCCAACGGTGAATACCCAAAGACTCTGCCTGTATTCCCTCTGCAAATTCATCATCAGCATCAAAAGAAATGTAACAATCATCTTCCAACTCATCCTGAGTTACTTTGCGTTCCTTCTCAGACTCATCATTAGGTATATTTTCGTCCATTGACGGATGCATTAATCGTCCTCCCAATCATCCAAAGAAATTATTTCTTCCCAATCATCCAAAGACCGAATTGACTTAACCTTTTTGTCTCTCTGGCGCCTCTTAGTTTTCGAACGCTCTTTTCCCAAGCGATTCTTCTCTCTATCCTCAGGGCGTTTCTTTTTCTGCTTCTCAAACTTTTCCGCTCTTGCGATCTTGTCGAGGGTACTCATACTTCCTCCGTTTTAGAAATTATGTCAGCCGGGATGCCATTTCAAAGCGCGTCAGGCGGCGCTTGGTAGTAGTTATCATTTGCTCATCTGTTGATGTTGAAGAAACATTGGTCAATGACTTGTTCGGGGCCACAATATTTACACTAACAAACCTAGTCTCTTTTACACCCAACCCCTTGTCTATTTTCTGTACGACTACCTTAGCCGTCACAGTAAAACAGTCCCCAACTTCCGGCACCTGGGCACCGTTCAATGCAACTGGAGAATTGTACCAAAATCCCCTGTTGCCGCTTCTGTCAATCACAACCCAGATCGTGTAGTTGTCCTTGTCCAATATCTCATACAATTTAAAGAACCACTTACCTACTTTGCCTAGTTCACCTATGTATTGAGACTTAGCAAATACTTCTTTGGTGACTTGCATACTTATCCCATCCGAAGCTAACACACCATCTTCGTGTAGATCGCTTCCCGGATACGCCGGATAATTCTTCTCAATCCCGGCTATCATTTTTATATGTGTCCCAACCATCGAGACAACTACTGGAACATCAACTATACCAACTTTAACATGACCTTGGAAGTATCGAGAAGCATATCCCACTAGTTGCAATATGTAGGCATTGTCCTGAAACTTCTTACAATCCAATCCATGAAAAAATTTCAATATCAATTCAGCCTTGCGAACAAACCCATCCGTGAGCGCCGTGCGGTCCTCGGGATGTCTACGAAGTTCCTCTTGAACTACCTTATAAGTGGCAGTCCCTTGAATGGGTTTATTTGCATCTGAATACCCATGAGAAGCTATTTCAATTGCAGCTATTCCAATCACATCAAGAATATCATACATTATTTACCATCCGCGTTTGTATCGCCTCGAGCGGCGCCATTTTCTATAATGACTACGAGGACAATGAACATCTCTTACGAGAGTTTTCACCCTGTGCCCATCTTCATAAAAATACTTTGTTTGTCTACACCAGCCTGATGAATTGTATCTCCCTGTCCGTAACTCAAATGTCCTAACTGGCACTGAATGACGATAGTGGCGATTGTGATAGTGTTGAGGCTTAGTCGCCTCGTTCAGCATCACTAACCCGAATAGGGACGCAATTACGATCCCAATTCCTTCGGCATTGGCGCTTGCGCCGCGCGGCAGAAATAAAGTAAACTGCAATAAGCATAACGCCAATATAGAAAATATTTTCCATCTCTTTAACATCCTTTTAATCTCCTGAAAAGAGACGCCGCATCCAATTCAATGGCACCGCGGCGTTTCATAAATGGTAGTGCATCGGGGAGGCGTACCCGCCTTCTATACTAATGCGTCAAGAAATATCCAAAAGGCTCCGACCAAAAGAACACCAAGGAAAAGGCCTCTGAAAAACTGTTTGCTTTCTATCTCCAACTCCATTTTTCTTTTCATCTTACTCTGTTTCATTTTAAGCCTCCAAGCAATTCGAGGTAAATCAGGCCCAACATCACAACCACAAACAACTTAAACATCATCATCTCCAAAGTAAAAGCAGGGCGCCCGGCCATGACAAGTCCCGCGAAGGGCGCGGATCGCCCGGGTCAAGTTTCGGGAAAGGAAACTTCTCTTTGCCGATCCACCACGAATCGACTAGAGAAGGTGGTGTTCCTCAACCAACTCGAACTATGTTGCCCGAGAGGTTCGCCCATATCTATTTACACTTTCATATTCACGATAGGAGTAAGAA